GGATTAAAGAAATACGAAATCTAAAATGTTCAAGGGCTTAATGGATAGCGAAGAGGCAAGCATTGGAGGAATTTTTTCTTTAGCGGCAACAGGATTAATTAAACTCTATGAGTGGATGACATTCGATGACGTTAACAACGTGCTGCAATTTGCGCTTGCCATTGGAGGCGTGGTATTTTTGTACCATAGAATTAAGGGGCAAATATTAGATAATAAAATTAAAAGAAAAAACTTGAAAAAATGAAACAAAGACTTTTTAAAAATTACATTACTACTATTTTAGGGTGTCTTATTCTAGTATTTTGCGGTTTAATAATTTATCAAGAAAAACAAACGGCGGGCGAATTGTCGGGATGGTTGGCGGTTGGCCTTTTATTTCTACGCTCTAAAGATTCAATAATCAATTTACCTAAACGAAGACTGTAATGGCAAATCATAATAACATAGTTCCTTTCTTTTACAAATGGGAAGGCGGTAAAAGCTCAGATGTTAAAGATTCAGCAAGTAGTTATAATTGTGGAGTAGATGGTATTCACACAAATAAAGGAGTAACTTATAAAGCTTGGGTAGGAGTATTTGGCAAAGATGAAGTAGAGCGTTTCCTAGAAATGAACCACGAGGATTGGGGACTTATCTTTAAATCTAAATATTGGGATGCTGTTAAAGGCGATAAAATAGAGTTTCAATCTATTGCGGATTGTTTAGTTAGTTGGGCTTGGGGTTCAGGAGCTGTTACAGCCGTTAAACAAATGCAAAGAGTACTAGGAGTATCTAAAGATGGTATTATAGGAAAGAATACACTAGCAGCGATTAACGAAGCAGATGAAAAAGAACTATTTGCTAAATGCGTAGAGGCTAGAAAAAACTTTTTTCATTACATAGCTACTCCAAGAAACGCTAACCGACAAAGCACTAGACAACGCTACACAAATAACCAACGCTTTCTGCGAGGATGGCTAAGAAGATTAGATAGCTTTTCTAAGGAGTACGCGCCAAAATAACATAAATGAAATATGTAATAATACTAGCTTTGTTAGCTTATTCGTGTACGCCACAGTTTCATATTAACAAGGCAAAGAAGCACACAGCTAAAGCAATCGACAAGGGGGCTGTTTTTAAGCCTTCTAACGATACTTTATATATAAGTGACACAATTGTAGTAAGGCGTACATTTATAGTTAACGACACGGTATATATCGAAACCATAAAGACAATTGAAAAGGTAGTTTATCAAACTGGAGAGATTAGATATATTACTAAAAAGGACAAGCGAAAAGAAGCGCGACAAGTTAAAGTTGATTCAAGAAGAGAGTTTAAATTAGACAAGTCTAAACAGAAAACAGAGCGCGTTGAAGCAAGGGTAAAAAATCGCAAATTTCCTTATTGGATTATTATTCTTATATTGGCGTTAATTATAATACTATTTGTTTATGAAAAAAAGAGACAAAAGAACTAATAAACAGGCGCACGAAAGGAACGCAGATAGCGAAACTTCTCGAAGATACAGATTACAACCTGACGAAGTTGGAATGCTAGAGCAGTTTAGACGAATTAAAGAAGAAGCAGAAGCTGCTGGATTAGATGTTGACAGCGTTCGTAGTGGTTGGATTAAGTCAGAAGATGCTAGTTTATACTTTAAGAACCCTAATTACAAAACTCCTGAGCAGATAGGAATAGAGGTAATGGGAAAAGAGCTACTAGAAGAGTTCAAAGATTACGCACCTAAGTATCCAACTATAAAACGTAATAAATCTAAAGACGGTCACTTATTAATAGTAGACCCTGCGGATATTCACATAGGTAAATTATGCACAGCTTACGAAACTGGAGCAGATTACAACGAAAACATTGCAGTAAAAAGAGTACTCGAAGGCGTTAAAGGGTTGCTAGATAAATCTAACGGTTTCAATATTGATAAGATTCTATTTGTAGCAGGTAACGATATTCTACATACTGACACGCCAAACAAAACCACAAAGGGAACGCAAGTAGAACAGGATGGTACGTGGTACGGTAACTTCTTAACAGCTAAAAAGCTTTACGTAGATATTATAGAAATGCTTATACAGGTGGCTGACGTTGAAACGGTTTTTAATCCTAGTAACCACGATTACCAGAGCTCTTTTTTCTTGGCTCAAACAATCGAAGCGCACTTTAACAATAGTAAAAACGTAACGTTTGATGTTAGTATAGCTCATAGAAAATATAGCGTTTACGGAAACTCTTTAATAATGACTACTCACGGAGACGGAGCAAAGCAAATAGACTTAGGCTCTTTAATGAGCGTAGAAGCTAAAGAACATTGGGCAGGAGCAGAGCATAGGTACGCGTATACTCATCACGTTCACCATAAAAGTTCAAAGGACTACATTAATATAAGCGTTGAGACGTTACGCTCTCCAAGCCCTGCGGATTCGTGGCACGCTACAAAAGGTTTTATTTCCAAAGAAGCGGTAGAGGCGTTTATTCATTCAAAAGAAAACGGACAAGTAGCGCGGTTAACTCATTTTTATTAATATCTTTAGGCTTTCATAGTTTATAGTTTAGGGGGGTATCGGAAACGGTACTCCTTTTTTTTGTGCTTTAAAACCCTATAAACATTGACAAAGTAAAAATAAATTAAATATTTTGTTAATAAAGTGTTGTAGTTATAAACATTGTTTGTATATTGCGGTATAATTAAAAACAAAAACAATAGAAATTATGGAATCAGTATTTATCTTATCAAACGAGAGCAGAATAGTAAAAGCTACAATGTCACTAGATGAAGCTACACTCTGGACTAACAGCGGTGGGTTTATGGTAGAAGTACCTTTTACAGGAGGAACGGAGTTATTAAGCTACATAGACGACAACCAAGAAATCCAAATCCAAAACGAAGACGGAGAGAAATTAGCTACTATTGAAGCTGAATTATATAACGACCCAATAGAACATTTAGCGCACGATTGTTCTGTTAGCTTCTACACTAACAACATAGAAGTAGGTAGAGTTGTTGTTAACGGTACTCTATTAGAAAAGTGCAACCTTACTAAAGACTTAGTAACTGATATAATGGCTAACTGTGAGGAGTTAGCAGAGAACGAACTTAACGAACTAACATAATAACTATGAAAACTAACGAACGAATAAACAGAGCGTTTAACGCATTTAAAAAGACAAGCGAACAACTACTACCAGAAAATGAATACGAGCCGTTAAACACGCTTAAAATAGCAAAAACGATATACCCTAAAGGTAAAAAGCAAATGAGCTTGAACGGCAAAGATGAATGGTACGGAATACAAGAAAGATGAAAACTATGAAAGTAACAGACAAACTAACAATAACAAACGAGGATAACATGGCTTTAATGTCTCGCTATCCTGATAATCACTTTGACTTGGCTATTGTAGACCCTCCTTATGGGATAGGAAGTAAATTAGTTGATGGCGGAGGTACAAGAAATGCAAAGTTTGACAATAATCGTGATTCAATAAAATGGGATGAAATACCAAATAAAAAATATTTCAAAGAGTTGTTTAGGGTTAGTAAGAATCAAATCATTTGGGGGAGTAATTATTTTGATTTACCACCTACAAGATGTAACTTAATTTGGGATAAAATGCAGATTTTTACTGGTTCTGATTTTGAGTTGGCTTGGACTTCATTTGATAAAGCAAGTAAAGCGTTTAGAATGAGTAGAGTTGAAGCGTACGCTAATGGAAAAATCCACCCAACTCAAAAGCCATTTAAACTTTACGAATGGCTTTTAATGCGATACGCAAAGGAAGGCGACAAAATACTTGATACTCATTTAGGTTCTGGAAGTATTGCTTTGGCTTGTCACAATCTAGGCTTTGAATTAACAGCGTGTGAACTTGATAAAGAGTATTACGATGCAAGTATCAAACGAATTAAAGACCACGTTTCACAAATACGAATGTTTTGAAAAGATTAACGGAATACATATCAATAGCAATAATATCAATAATATACAGGAATGGACAATAGAGAAATAGAAAGAGTACAAAGTTACATTAAACAAATGGAGCTAAAAAGCCGAAAGGACAAATACAAGTTTAGACGTTATTATCTAATGAAATATCTCAGAGTAGGCAGCGGATTAACTTTGTCTAGTATTGGTGCTATGTTTAATAAAGACCACTCTACAATCGTTAACGCTTTAAAGAAAGTTGACGTCTTAGAAGGTTACCCAGACTATCACAGTTTGACTAGCGAGATAGCAATAGAGTTTCCAATGGATGGTTTACTGGCTAACTCGAAAACGTTTAACGGTATC